TAATTCAGTAACAGAGGTATAGTTAACGTTTCCCGAAACGTTGACATTGCCCACTACATCTACATTGCCAGTGACTGCAAATCCGCTATCATAAAATACAGCTACGTTGGATGTGCCGGCCACTGATATACTAACATTGCCATTAGCAGCTACATATACATTACTGGTGCCGTTAACTAGCTCAATGTCTGGGGCTAACGGCAGTTCGCCCCAGATTTCACTGCTGCCATCATAGTCCTGGAAGCAATAATAAAAAGCAGTAGGGCTGTAGGCAATCATGCCGGCCTTGTTACCTGCACTGCCCAACAGAGTAGGTGGTGGGACTAGTTGAACTGCCGAATAAAGTTCAGCAAAATTGTTGTTTGTTTTGATGTAGGCAGTTCTGATCGGGTCGCCTTGACCATCATTGGGCGCTGCGCCTACATTAATGACTTCTCTTGCCATACTTTCCTCGCTTTGAGATATTTATGGCAGTTTAAGTGTGTTTACAATCGGGCTATTTCCGGGGCAATTTTTTTATGCATAATTTCAGCCAATCTCTGTTGCGTAGCAGGGCCTTGATGCAACAAATCTCTTGCAAGATCGCTCTTATCGGCTGGCAGGAACGCATTGGTGTCGCTGCATTCCCATGAATAAAACGGGGTATTAAGTTGAGCGCATAGCTGTTTCATGGCTAGTATATTTCTTCGGTGGTTGATTCTGCTATTTTCATCGTATGCATAATAAACTTTTTGAAAATCTTGAAAATTTAAAGTGTCAATCCCCGTGATGTTGACTCCCATGACATGCCACCAGCTATCCTTATGCAATTCAAATCTATTGATTGGGGGAGATAATAAAATCACAATTCGTGGTTTTAATTTACTAATATAATAATCAAGTAATCGGGTGCAGGTATCCATAGCGCCGCTACCTACACCTAAATTCCAAAAATGTAACCCCGATATTTTTGATAATACCGAAGGCCATGTTTGATCTTCTTTTAGCCCAATGCCGCGAGTGAAACTACATCCTAGAGATAATCCACAAATTCGATTATCAAATTCGTCGGCTCTAAAATGCTGTCGATTAAATCGGTACTCGATCTCAGTATCAATCCACCCATATTTTTCTAGCAGCACGCAGTTCTTAGAGTTTTTGATATTCGATTGATAGAGATTTTCATTATCACTCCCGTCCCATAATGTCAACTTCTTGTTAGACCAGTTAGCGTGCTTAGGGCCCGGGTGTTCTAAAAACAATGCCATTCTTACATACTTGGAGAAAAGCTCGACCCACATCCGCAAGTCGATTCTGCGTTGGGATTGTCAATTATAAAGCTGGCACCCATCAAGGACTCTTCCCATCGGATATTTGCATTGGATAGGTATTGCATGCTGATAGAATCAACCAGCACAGTAAACGTATCTACCTCGATGGCAATGTCATCTTCGTTGACTGAGTCGTCAAATGTAAAGCCGTACTGCATTCCAGAACATCCACCGCCCTGCACATATACGCGAAACTTGGTATCGGGATTATTTTCCTCGGCAAGTAGATCTTTGAGTTTGAGTACAGCAGATTCTTGAATATTCATAGTCGTTCGTTTATTATGTCCCAGTTGATAATACGCCAGATGTTAGCTAGGTATTTTTCTTTGTCCCACTGGTAATCCAGGCTCCAGGCATGCTCCCACCAGTCAATTAGCAAAGCAATATCAGTACGCACAGCATGATTGTGTATGATCTTGATATCACCGCCGGTGCTCAAGTATACCCATCCACTGCCCTGGATCTTCATTGCTGCTTCTTTAATTGCTGCCTGAAAGTCGTCAAATGTTTTAAACTTGGATTCTATCAGATCGGCTACTGCACCACGAGGACGGTTACCCGACTTGGGTTTACGAAATTGTGGGAAGAATTTGTTGTGCAAAAAGCTACCAGCTCGATTAAACTCAGGATCACCTTCGCCTGCATTGTAACGCTTGGCATAACCCCGGGCTAAATGTCCATAATGGTATTCTAAACTTTCTTTACTCAACACTGGCTCAAGATCCTTTTCACCGTAGGGAAGAGGAGTAGTTTCTAGCTTGGCAGGTCGCGTGGTAGCTTCTAGGATATTGATATGATCTCGAATGTTCATATCAATATTTATTTCCTGCGCACGATACGTCCCCGAGATAGATCATATACCGAAAGCTCAAGCTCGACTCGATCGCCTAACAGGATCATGATCCTGTTTTGACGGATTCGGCCAGAAGCCACGCCAATAACTGGCTGATCGGCACTTTCAAGTTTGACTCGAAACATAGCATTGGATAGAATTTCTACCACAACACCATCCACTTTCAATGTATCTGATTTACCCAAGTTTAAACTCAATCCTCTTTAGTCGATCCCAGCGAAAACTGCGCCAAGCTCCGAGTGTGCAGTCCCACGCTACGCAAACATCGGAATTCTGTTTACGTGTCTTTTGCTCAGTTCCCGGAACTGATTCGTTAACTGCGTACTTAGCACCGTGTTGCTCGCTAAGTGTACAAATCATTTCGCGAGGGGCACCGTCGGCTTTTTCAAACTCCACTGTGATTTTCTTTTCTCCCATCAAGCCTTTGATAAAGCCGCGAAAATATTCTCGCTCCTTCTCGTTCGCTTGGCAGTAGTAGTTGCCCGGTTGGTCAGAAATTTTGCGCCAAGTTTGGGCTTTTTCAAATGTCATTGTCATATTAAACCTCAATCAGTTTGGGTTGGAAATGGTCAGCTTGCGCCTCGTAACCAATGTAGCCACGCGGGTTAGCAACAATACGGGTCTCGCCAATCACGTAGTCAAACGCATAATGGGTATGACCGTGTGTCCACAACTTGATCTTGGGATGATCAAGAATGAACTCACTCAGGTCTGAACTATACCCGCCGTTGATGACATAATCATCTGCGTACCTGGGGTGAGTACTAAGCTTGCTAGGCGCATGGTGCCCTACGACCACAAACTTTTCGCCAGGGCCATTCTCTACTGTATCACGAATGTAGGTCACAGCCTTGCGATTATCGGACATGACCTGCGCCGGTCTCAGTTTGGTGTAACCCTTTTCATCATTGCGAATAACGGTAAAGTCATTCATATCGCCTGTGATTGCGTTTAAGGTAACAGGGTCACCCCGATTCATATCCGTCCACAGGGTGCACCCAATAAAGGTTATGTCGGAGATGACTTTGCTTTCCTTCTCAAGGAAATACACATTCGGAAACACTGCACACTCGTCGCGCAGAGTCTTCATGCCGCCCGGCCACTTGCCATGGTAAAACTCGTGGTTACCGGCAACGTAAATCACATGTGGAAATCGTTCACTGCAACGCTTCAAAAAGTCACGGTAACGATAGGCCGCCGATTGCCGCTGACCCAACTTGATTGTTGGTGCAACTGTGGGCACCGGATGATCATTTAAGTCACTGGCAATCATGATGTCGCCGGACAAGATCAACACTTCCGCTTCGTGTTCGTTCTTGAAGTCCAAGTCACCGAATTCCAGGTGAATGTCGCTGGTAAGATAAATTTTCATGTCATCCTCGACGCATGGTGCTAATGTCTTTGGCCTGTTCGTCAGTAAATATAGGCACTGCATTGCTCTTGTGCATGGTACCGATGCCGATTATTTTGGTGCCAGTATACTGCGGATTAGGCTTAACTGCACAGGCACCCTTGACCCAGGAGTTCAAGCTCCGGGGCTGCTCTTGTGGCTCTGCACGAACCTGCGGTGCAGCAGTCTTGGCAGCACGAGCAGTAACTGGCTTGCTCATTGCTTTCCACTCGGCTTGCTTGCGTTCCCACTCTGCTGCCAGCTCACGTGCCTTGCGAGCTTCTTCGGAACTGCGAAACTTAATCTTGCCCCGACGCTTGCCAGTCATGGACAACCAGGGTCCTTCAAGATGCATTGTCATATCTGTCACTCCAATTTAAATTGTATTATAGCACAATTTGATTTATTGGTCAAGTGTCATGATGATTTCTTGAGCGTGGTCCACATGCGTTGTTTTTCTTTAAACTCGGCTTCCAACTTGCGATACTGGTCGCCTAGTTCTCGCAACTGCTGCCACTCCTGCTCCAGTTCAGGTGCTGGCTGCAAGATGTTAATCTGAGTTTGAATGTCCTGGATCATTCTCATGATAAGTTTGAGCTCGATACGAAACTCCGAAAATGGTGGATCAATTGGGGTTGAAGTTATATCCCACTTTATGCCAGGCGGAAGAGTTGCGTAGTTCTGCGCCGCGCCTCCGAGCGATGTAGTCGAGTCAACCGTTAATGTATGGCCAGTGGCCCAGTTTGTGCTTATGCTCATGTTGTTGATTCCGGGGGTACTATTTTCTTTAGGGTCCAAGAGTCGTTGCCGTTATTTATTAATAAACAAAAAGGGCTCTGTAAAGAGCCCTTGATGTAAACTTCCCATCCCGATTGTGAAATTATTATAAA